CCCTAAATACGCTTAAGCTTCACAACGAAAGAGTTGATGAACTGTTTAAGAAAGTGGAGGACAATTTCAAATGGAATCCTGTCCACCCTAAAGAACCACTTGAATCAATCATGTACCGTGCTGGACAAGCCAGTGTGGTAGAATATATACGAAACTTATTAGAGGAAGAAAACTAATGTGTATAGGACCACTTGCTCCTAAACCTCCAACTCCTGCACCAGTCGCAAGGCAAGGTCCAGCACCTACGGTTAAGGCAGCACGAAGAGGACCAGAATATGTGGAGCCAGAAAAAATTAAAGAGTCTACAGGTGATGATGAAGTCATTGATACCAAGAAGAAGAAGGCTCTTGAGATAAAGAAAACTAAAGAAGGTGTCAGAGCATTTGATGCTATTGATCCTAAGTCCATGCCACAAGGACCAGAAGGTGGTGTCAATGTACCATAAGAGGATAATATTATGTGTTTAGGAGGAAGTTCAGCTCCAACTTATAAACCACCAGCACCCAGAGTTATTGAACCTGGTCCTGAGTCACCACAGGATAAGCTGAACAATGTGGAAGTAGAAAATATTAATGCTAGATCGACTCAAAAAGCTAAACGACAAGCTAATAAAGGTCAAACTGCAACAGCGCAGTCAGCTAAAACAAACAAGGCTTATTGATATGTGTATACCTACTCCAATGATGTTAGCACAAGGTTTACTTGATCATACTTTGAACAAGTCAAAAGAACCTGATAAAGATAATAAGACTGTAACTAATTATTATGGTCAACCAAAAACTGAGCAGGAAGATCCAATTGTAGAAGCTAATAAAGCTTCACTAAAGACATCTTCAAAACAAACTAGTCAAACAGACAAGGCATACTAATGAAAGCACGTGATAGATACACACAACTAACAAGAGGTAGATCACAGTTCCTGGATACCGCAGTTGAGTGTTCTAGATTAACACTGCCCTACCTAGTACAAGAAGATTTAAGTTCACGTCCAACACACCAGAAGTTACATACTCCCTGGCAGTCAGTTGGAGCTAAGGCTACGGTAAACTTAGCGGCAAAGCTTATGCTTGCATTGCTACCACCACAGACTAGCTTCTTCAAACTACAGATAAGAGATGATAAAATTGGTGTGGAATTCCCACCTGAAGTAAGAAGTGAACTGGACTTATCCTTTGCTAAAATGGAAAGGATGGTCATGGATCATATCAATGCCTCTAGTGATAGAGTTGTTGTCCATCAGGCACTCAAACATTTGATTGTCTCTGGGAATGCATTGATATTTATGGGTAAAGATGGTCTCAAAAACTATCCCTTAAATCGTTACGTTGTAAATCGTGACGGTAACGGACACATTTGTGAGATCGTAACAAAGGAACTAATCAGTCGAAGGATACTTGGTGAGGATCTGCCAGTACCTTTACCTAATCCTCCAGGGGATGATGGTAAGACAGGATCCGATGATCAAGACGTTGAGGTATACACCTACGTCAGATATGATAAGAATGGTAGATGGGTATGGCATCAAGAAGCCTTTGATAATATACTACCTGGCAGTCGCAGCACTGCTCCAAAGAATGCATCTCCCTGGCTCGTATTGAGATTCAATACAGTGGACGGAGAAGATTACGGAAGGGGCAGAGTCGAAGAATTCTTAGGGGACATTAGATCTCTAGAAGGATTATCACAAGCACTCGTAGAAGGGTCAGCTGCAGCAGCTAAGGTAGTATTCTTGGTATCACCATCCAGTACTACGAAACCTAAAACTATTGCCGACGCTGGTAACGGTGCCATCGTTCAGGGTAGACCTGATGACGTTGGTGTTATACAGGTAGGTAAGACTGCTGATTTCAGAACAGCATCAGAACAGATGCAAAACCTAGAGCGTAGGATAAGCGATGCTTTCCTTGTGCTACAGGTTAGACAGAGTGAGAGAACAACTGCAGAAGAGGTACGCCTCACGCAGATGGAATTAGAACAACAGTTAGGTGGACTATTTAGTTTACTTACAGTTGAATTCTTGATACCTTATCTCGATAGAACATTACATATACTTCAACGCAACAGAGAGATCCCTAAGATACCTAAGGATATCATACATCCTACTATTGTTGCTGGAGTTAATGCTATTGGTAGAGGACAAGATCAAGAGAGTCTAGTCACGTTTGCTCAAACTCTTGCACAAACTATGGGACCAGAAGTCATGGCTAAGTTCCTTGACCCAGCTGAGTATGTTAAACGACTCGCAGCGGCTCAAGGTATAGATGTACTTAACCTAGTTAAGACACCTGAGACTATGCAACAAGAGAAGCAAGAACAGATGCAACAGATGCAACAGCAAGAAATGCTGAAGCAAGCTGGGCAATTCGCTAACGCTCCAATGATGGACCCAAGTAAGAATGAAGCAGCAGGTGAATTATTAAAAGAACAAAAAGATCGATTAACAAATGACGCAAATCAAGGCCAGTCGCCCCCAGAAGGTGCGTAAGAAACCCCTGCCTAAAGTAAGTAAACCTGAATCACTGGTTGAAGAAAATGAAAGAGCTAAACCTACACCATTCACTTCTAGAGCAAACATAGGAAAAGATCCTGAACTAGTAGAGACAGTAGGTTTAGGTAACCTAAAAGTAACCACCGCTAGAGGAATAAAGGATGACGGAAACACTAAATTATGATCCAACAGATCCTAATGCACCTGAGTTTTCAGAAGATGAACATGATTCTCTAGAGGTAGCAGAGAAATTAGGACAAGAAGAATCAGAATTACTAGCTGGTAAGTATGAGAATGCTGAGCAATTAGAAGAAGCATACCTTGAACTACAAAGGAAGCTAGGTTCTGATGATGATGAGGTAGAAGATACTACCTTAGATGAGGATGAGGTTGAGTATGATGAAGCTGTTGTAGCTGGTATCGAAACAATTCAAGAAGCTTCTGAAGAGTACTATGCAAATGAAGGTGCTATATCAGAAGAGACCTTAGAGAAGTTTGATGGCATGTCAGCTAGAGATCTTGTAGAAGCTTACAGAGCTATACAAGAGAACACAGAGCCATCTGACTCATACCCTGACTTATCTGATGCTGATATGAACACAGTTTATAATTCAGTAGGTGGTGAAGAAGAGTATGATAAGCTTACAGGGTGGGCTGCTGAGAACATGGATGATAGTGCATTAGACGCATTCAATTCAATCATCGATCAAGGTAACCCAACAGCTATTCAAATAGCAGTAGCTGGTATGAAAGCAGAGTATGATAATCAAGAAGGATATGAGGGACGTATGCTACAAGGTAAAGCAGCTTCGAATTCACGTGATGGATTCCGTAGCCAAGCTGAAGTTGTACAAGCTATGTCAGATCCTCGTTATGATAGAGACCCTGCCTATCGTCAGGATTTATACGATAAACTAGAAAGATCAAACGTAGCATTTTAAATTATGTCAAAAGCTTACGACCCATCCGCTCGAATCAATACATCAGTTACTAAGTATTATGTCAATGCTTCTGGTGATAGATGGTTCATCCCTTATAATGATACTGGTACAAAAGCTGCACAAGTAACAAGATGCAGTGCAGTTGTAGGGAATACAGCAGACGGTACAGTCGCAGGTGCTGCAGTAGTAGCATCCTAATATCAATGGCGGCTCGAATGTCGATTCAGTAGAAGCCACCTCACACCACGTCCGTTCAACCTTTAACTAGGTCGCATGCAATCACAGCAGGGAACGGGGCTGTGATACTAGAGAATTACAATGACTGTAAAACTTTCGTATCGTGGTGTAGAGTACACTAAAACAACAAAGTAAATTAATGAACAAAATTGCACTAGCCCTAGCTACAATCTCATTTGCTTCGACTCCTGCAATGGCTGGCGTCTATGTAAATGCCGAGTCAAACGCATCTTATACAGGTAATGATTTTACCTCTCGCACAACAGATCTTCATCTAGGTTATGAAGGTGATGTAGGTCAACTTGGATACTATGTCCAAGGTGGTCCTGCCTTCGCAGCTGCAGATGGAGCTGATGGTACAACTGATTTCTCTGGTAAAGGTGGACTATCCATCGCTGCTACTGAGAAGTTAGATGTATATGGAGAGATCTCATTCCTTACAGATGAGACTGCTGATACAGCATACGGTACAAAGATAGGTGCCAAGTTTAAGTTTTAAACTACCGTGCGCAACCACGCAAAACTAACCCAGTACTGCGGAACAGTACATACGGGTAATTAATTAATACTATTTAAAATCCATGGCTTTTAATACAAACACAGTAGCAGGTACAGTTGTACATGCTCAATCTCAATGGAATACTAAGCTGATCGTTCCTAACGATATCAGTATCACAAGCTCAACAACTTATCAATCAATCCTTAA